GTGATGTACCCAAGGCATGCTCGCGGCTATCTGCGGTCTTCACTGACTTCAGAGGCTGTGCAGCTGGCCGTCGCTGCCGTTCAAGAAGATGTCAAACGACTCAGTCATAGGAAACTGAAGTCGAACATCTTCCGTCGCGGCAAGCAATGGCGGAACCCCCAGGACCAAGCCTATTCCTGGATAGGAAAGGCAGTCTTGGGACTCCAGCAGCAGCAACAAACTCAAAGCAGCTTAGAACCCGCGGAAAGCGCGAGACTTCCGAGGGCAATCGATCCAAAAGATCCACGGGAAGAGCCAGCACTCTGTGTAGAGAACTCTGCGCTCGATCGATTGCAAAACCGACATGCGAATAGAAGTATGTCACCCAGGCGAACCGGCGCGCTAAGCGCGCCCGTTGCCACTCGTAACCCAGCTAGAACGAGGCGTTCAGCAAAAGATCCACAAAGGGACCCCTTGCAGAACGTTTACACCCTCAGTCGGGCTAGAAACCGCTCCCTGGGTGGGAAGCGACGAGTGTTCGACGGGTTGCCGCATAATGCGACTGCCGCCAGGCAAAAGAGGGACACCGAGGTTGGAAGAAACCTCCGATGGCTTCAGACGAACTGGCAACCGCTCAGGACTTATATTGAACTGGTCTACGGATCATTCTCTGGTGGGTTTTCAAAGCCACGCAACAGACACACCTTAAAGGTGGTCTGCAGAGAAGTCCGTCGCTGGATTGAAGCAGGCCCATCTCTCCTCAAAGAGAGGGCTCACTCAGTCCGCGAACGTGCGTTAGGTATCTTCAATCGTGACATCGTCACGACCAGAGGTACCACTCCGCAACGTTTATTCGACGCAAGTTCAATCGCCAGAGCGCTTAAAATGCCAAAGGTCACAACGGCTGAACGGATTCAAGAAGCGAGCGATGCTATCGAGCGCTTAAGCCAGCCTAGCCATTTCCCGAACGACTTGTATGATCCCCTCTTCGAGTTCATCACGACACGCGTCTCACGCAAGGTCAACATTGACCGTACGATCCCTGACGCGGGAAGTGGTGCAACTCTTGAGGCGAGCATCAAAGACGGAGGAGCAGCAATTGCTTACAAGCTCCTTCGTACCAAGACGATCGAAGAAATGACTGGGGAGGCACGTGCACTAGCCGTTCGCAGACTCGTCGCAGGTCTCTCGGAGGTTGCTACAAACTGGTGGGTTCAGGAGGAATTAGCTTCCATGAGCAGAAGAAAGTACGTACCAAAGGAGTCGACAGGAGAGAAGCGAGTTTCTCTCGGTGCAAACCGAGAGACTCTCAACTCAACGATGACTCAACTTGCACTACTCTCTGCAATGAAGATCTTCCTCAAACTGAACCGACAGCGTAGCGTACCCGAAATGTTTGCTCAAGCCCTAAGAGTCGGTGACAGCTACCGTAAGGCACGTCTCCATCTCTTGACTCGTTACGATGGTAAGGTTCGCGTGATCACAATCCATTCGGCACCAGTTGTCTGGTTAGCGCGAGCGCTAACTAAACTACTGATACCGACACTGAAATCAGTGGGATTCACACGTGAAGTCCTCACCAACCGAGAAGTCAAGATCAAGAGACAGTCCGAGCGGAGTATCATCTACTCAGCGGACTTGAGCAAGTCCACGGATCCGATCTCCATCGAATTGTCACGGTTTGTTCTATCCACCATCCTAGACAGGATAGAGGCGCCCGAATGGGCACATCGAGCTCTCGAGATCGTCATAAACGAGCACGAGGTTCAACTCAAGAACATACCGGGACAACCCTCAGAGTCATCATTTGTGTCGCGTTGTGGAGCACTCATGGGCCTAGGCCCAGGATGGACCACACTATGCTTTGTGAATGCATTCGCGG